TGATGATGAAGTCTTAGGGGTTATTGATGATCCTGAGGATTTCCTAAACATGTAAGGAGATAAAACATGCAAGAAGATAAAACAGTGCCTATTGATACCTCAGGTGAATCTTTAGAGGTAACTCTTGATGAGGATAATGTAAAAAAAGTAGAAACTCCTGTAGTAGAAGAAGCCTTAGAAGTAGAAACTCAAACAGAAAAACCTAAAGAAGACGAAACTGTTGAGTACTCTCAATCTGTCAAAAAAAGAATTGATAAACTTACAAAAAGATTAAGAGAAGCTGAAAGAAGAGAAGAAGCTGCAGTTATTTATGCTCAAGGTGTACAAAAGGAATCTAAAGATATCAAAAATAAATATGAAACTTTAGATAAAAATTATATTGATGAGTTTGGAACAAGAGTAGAAAATCAAATTGATTTAGCTAAAAATAAATTAAAAAATGCTATTGCTAACAGAGATGTGGAAAGTCAAATTGAAGCAAATCAAGAAATCGCAAAACTTACGATTGACTCTGAAAGAATTAAGTATTCAAAACAAATAGCAGAACAAGAAAAACCTAAACAAGAAGAAGTTGTACAAAATCAACAAGAAACATATCAACCTAGACCTAAAGCAGATCCAAAAGCAGTTGAATGGGCAGAAAAAAATGATTGGTTTGGAGAAGATGAAGTTATGACTGAGGCTGCTAGATCAATTCATAAGAGTCTTGTGTTAAATGAAAAGGTTGATCCGAAGACTGATTTATACTATGATCAACTAGATAAAAGACTTCGTGATTACTTCCCCAATAAGTTTGGGGCAAGTCCAGAAGCTACAAAAGTCGCTCAACCTGTAGCCTCTGCAACACGCACAAAAACAACTGGGCGTAGAATTGTCAAATTGAGTCCCTCGCAAGTCGCAATGGCTAGAAAACTCGGGGTGACGCCAGAACAATATGCTAAACACGTGAAGGAGGCATAAATGACAGATACTAAAACAAATAAGACTTCGCGCTCGAAAGAAACCCGTGAAAATACAGTTCGTAAAAGAGGTTGGGTCCCTCCATCATCACTTCAGGCACCAGAGCCACCCGAAGGTTTTCATCATCGGTGGGTTCGAGCTGAAATTAGAGGTGTTGCCGATGATAAAAATGTCATGGGCAGACTTCGATCAGGATATGAATTTGTTAGGGCAGATACATATCCCGACAGAATGGATTTACCTAAATATGAAGAGGGTAAATATAAAGGTGTAATAGGAGTTGGTGGACTAATACTGATGAGGTGTCCGATAGAAGTTAAGGAAGATCGTGACGAATACTTCCGAAGCCAAACACAAGGACAAAGCGAATCAGTTGAAAATGATTTATTCAAAGACGAACACCCTAGTATGCCTATCACAGCTGATAGGCAAAGTAAGGTGACTTTCGGAGGCGGCAAAAAGTAGTTTCCTTAAGTCGTTTATTAACAACTTAGACATAAGGAGTCAAACATGACTAATATAAATAGTGTCTTTGGTTTTAGACCTGTTAAGCAAGTAGGCGCAGGATATAATGCAGGTGCCTCAAACGAATACGTAATTGCTAACAATGAAACCAATGCAATATTCCAAGGGGATCCAGTTGTATTAAATGCAAATGGTTCTATTTCCCGAGGAAATACTAAAGGTGCTGAGTTGATAGGGATTTTCAACGGTTGTTTTTACGATGATCCAACGACAAAAAAACCAACCTTCTCAAATTTCTATCCAGGTGGCGTAGCTGCCGACAGCATGAAAGCTTTTGTATTCGATGATCCCGATGCTTTATTTGAAGTAAAGGTTAGCGATACAAATGGCGGACAGGCCCAAGTAGGTACAAATGCAAACATTGCAACCTACGCAGCGGGTTCAACAAATAGTGGCGTATCAGGCGTTTCACTTGACGGTGCATCATTTGCAACCGCAGCAGGTGCAAACTTCAGAGTAGTAAGCTTATCTACTGATCCAGATAATGATGATTACACAGCAGCTAATGCTTCAATTATCGTTAAGATCAACTTACATTCATTAACTGATACAACAGGTGTATAAGGAGCATAAATAATGGCAATTTCAAGACAACAACTCGTTAAAGAGTTAGAGCCAGGACTAAATGCTTTATTTGGCCTGGAGTACGATAAGTACGAAAACGAACATGCAGAAATCTTTGATACAGAATCATCTGAAAGAGCTTTTGAAGAAGAGGTAATGTTAGTTGGTTTCGGTAATGCAAGAACAAAAGCAGAGGGAGCAGCGGTCACTTTTGATCAAGCTCAAGAAAGCTTTACATCTCGCTATACACACGAAACTATAGCACTAGCATTTGCTATCACTGAAGAAGCTGTAGAAGATAATCTATATGATAGACTATCTGCTCGATACACAAGAGCATTAGCAAGATCAATGGCTTATACAAAGCAGATCAAAGCAGCAGATGTTCTTAACACTGCATTTGCAGCCTCAGGTGCATCAGGAACTAATCCTGGTGGTGATGGCGTTTCACTTATAAACGCAGCTCACCCAACAGCACTTGGTGGAACTTTCTCCAATAGAAACTCAACAGACGCTGATCTTAATGAAACTTCATTAGAGCAGGGACTGATTGATGTATCTCAGTATATTGATGAAAGAGGCTTATTAATCGCAACAAGAGCAAGAAAATTAATTATTCCTGTTCAATTACAATTTGTTGCAGATAGAGTCCTAAACACCCCTGGTCGTGTAGGCACAGCTGACAATGACATTAATGCATTAAGAAACATGAGCATGATACCTGAAAGTTATACTGTTAATCACTATTTAACAGATAACGATGCGTATTTCCTCAAAACTGATGCACCTAATGGATTTAAGCAATTTGTTAGAACACCATTATCAACAGCTATGGAAGGTGACTTCGATACAGGTAATGTAAGATACAAAGCAAGAGAAAGATATAGCTTCGGCTTTTCTGATCCTCGTTGTGTATATGGTTCACAAGGTTCTTAATTGAACAAATAGATCATATCTATTTCCTCCTCTATTAAGGGCGGTTGTCTTTGACTCCGCCCTTTTTTTATGTCATATTTTAATTTCTAGTATTTAAAATTACACAAACTGAGCTAGACAGACGATATAGAGATTGTGTAATTAAGGTCTATATAACCAAGGAGGTTTAACATGGCTAACACTACATTTGACGGACCAGTCAGATCCAAAAATGGATTTCAATCAATTGGTCCAGGAGCTGTTCCTGCTTTAACAGCAGCAACAAATCTAACTGTCGCTGATCACGCAGGAAGATTATTAACATTCGATCCTATAGGGACACCTACAGCTATTACAATACCTGCAATTATTGCACAAGCAGATGGTGCTTCATCAGGTCCAGGCAGCGATCCAAACAACCCAAGCACAATCGGAACTACTTTTGAAATTCTTTTCATAGATGATTTCACAGGTACAATTAAAACTGCAAGCACAGACGATAAGTTTGTTGGAATGGTAACACTTGGAATTGATGCTTCCGTATCAGGTAAACAATTTGTACCCGCTACAGCAAACAATGAAATGAATCTTAATGGTGAAGCAGGTGCATCAGTAGCAACTACTGGTGGATTAAAAGGCACATACGTTAAATTCACAGCAGTAGCAGCAAATCTTTATTATGTTGAAGGTTTACTTAACTCAACAGGATCTATCGCTACACCGTTTGATACTCAGTAAGGGGTAATTTATGTTTGGATATAAAACAGCTAAAAGAACATCTAATGGTAATATGACTGATGGCCCTGCTAGAGTCATAGCAGTTCATGCTGTTTGTGCAGGTTCTGCAGGAACCATTTTACTGAAAGATGGAACAGGTGGTGAAACCAGATTTGATATTGATACACCTGGAAGTGCTACTGCGATGGTTGAAACATATATTGGAGATGAGGGTATAAGGTTTACAGATAAAGTTCACTGTAATCTTACTAATATTACCTCAATCTCAATTATATATTCAGGCTAATGGCAGATAAGCAACCACCTAAAACTAAAAAATATTTCCGCTCCACCAAAAGTGGGGCGGGAATGACTAAAGCAGGGGTAAAGAAATACAGAGCTGATAATCCTGGTTCTAAATTAAAAACTGCTGTTACAGGTAAAGTAAAACCAGGTAGTAAAGATGCTAAGAGAAGAAAATCTTTCTGTGCTAGGAGTGCAGGACAAATGAAAAAATTCCCGAAAGCTGCCAAAGATCCTAACTCTAGGTTAAGGCAAGCAAGAAAGAGATGGAGATGTTAGTGAAGCAACTTGCAATTATATTACTTTTATTCACAACTGTAGCTATCGTTACAGACTCAAGAGCAAATACAAATACCGTGTCATCCACAGTTTTAAACAATGCACCTGCTACAGCAAATGCACCGACTGTCCTCAACTCAAATTCTGATATTTGCAAAATTGGAATTGGCGGAAGTGTTCAAAATAATATTTTAGGCGTGGCTACAGGTTACGTTATCACAGATGAATTTTGTGAGCGTGTTCGTACTAGTCGCGCTCTTTATTCCTACGGCATGAAAGTTGCGGCGGTGAGTCTACTTTGCCAAGACCATCGTGTCTGGACGAGTATGAAAAATGCCGGGACCCCGTGCCCAGTTGACGGTCTCATCGGCGCCGAGGCCGCTTCCTATTGGGAAGAAAACCCTGAAAAAATTCCAGAGGGATCTCCATATAGAGATGATTATTTACAAGTAAAAAAAGATGAAACAAAGGAGTTTAGTGATGCTAGTTCTATTGCACTTTATAAGGCTTTGTTCCTTATTACTACTGGTCTCCTCTTATTCTAAAGCAGACTGCTTACCTGATACTGAAGGACTCTGTACTCCTGGTGTAACCATCACGGAAGATACACAAATTGACATTACTGAAGAAGATCTCGGTACAGAAATTGTTACAACTACTGTAACCACAGAGACTACAACAACCACTACTGTAACTAATGAAAACTCAGATAATATACTTGATGGCTCAAACGGATATGTGGGCACAAGTAACGAAGGAGACATGGATATTGATTGGGGTGGTCAAGGTCCTGCTAGTATGCCAACAGGTAATGCTTGTTATGGATTAGGTGCAGATAAATGTGCAACTATTACAGGATCAGGTAACTCTACTTCGACAATGGGGGTTGATGGCATGGGCACCACGTTTATACAGACTGTTGATTTCTCTGAATTGAATATTAGTAATGGTGGTGAAGTTAAATACGCTATTGAGGTAGATAAACAGGATGATCAAGATCGAATATACATGCACATTACAGGACTTAATGGAACTAGTCAGGTCTTTTCAGGTACTGACATCCTGTCTGAGTCTGGAGTATCAACAGGCTATCAATCTTATAACGGGTCTTTCGATTTCAGTGGTGTATTAAACAAAGTCACTATCGAGATAGGCGGAAGAGATATTAATCTCGCAGTAGGACCGGTTTTTGATGATGTGAGTGTGAACGTATTTTATAATGTAATTAACACAATTATTACTCAACAAATAACTACAGTAGAAGAAATTTATTATCTCAATCTTTTAGATACAGAGATTAACTTTGCAGAAGAAGTCTTTGAATTTAACGA